TAACGTCGAACCCGCCGCCACCGTGGCACAGACCGACCATGATGTGCTTGTCACGAAACACGAGGATGCCGCCCGGTACAGGTTGGGCTTCATCGCCAAGAGCTGCCATAACTTCGCCATACGTCCAAGACATTTTCTTCTCCTGATGTGAAAACGGGGAGCCGAGGCTCCCCGCCATTGTACTGCAGGTTACGACGCCGCAGCGATGCTGTTGTCGACGATCCACGTCAGACCGTCGGTCGAGACGCAGACGAAGGTAGCGCCCGTCTGGGTAGCAACACCGCGTTGTCCCGTGGTAGCGGTACCGCCGTTGATGGTGCCGCCAGTCGGCGGGTAGACGTCGACCGTCACCGTGGCGACATTGTTGACGATGGTGACTTCAGCGCCTTGGCCCATACCGGCGGGGAGGATGAGGCTGTCCCCGGTAGTGGCGCAGACGGTCACGGTGTTGAAACGCCCCGAGGCGGTATTCGCTTCGAGGGTGGGGGCAGCGCCGCCAGCCAGCGCGGTGATGGTGCCCTTGCAAAAATCGGCACCCGCGTAGGTAGCGTGTTGGATTTTGGAACCAGCCATGATGTTTCTCCTTGAATTGGTAAAGCAGGGGGCCGAAGCCCCCGATGCTTAGTAGACGACGGCGATAGCCAGCGCCTCGGGTTTGACCACCTTCACACCGTAGACCTGCAGGCCGCGCACCAGATCGCCGAAGTCGGACGGGTTGCGCACGGTTTCGGTCTTGGTGAACTGCGAAGCGAAGGTAACAGCAGACTTGTGGCCGGCGATCAGGACGCGACGCTTGTTGGCGTTGGTGGTTGCAACCGTGGTGCTCTGGGTGCCGTCACCGGAAATCCAGAGGGTACCGCTGGCGGCAACGCGCGGTAGGTTGTTCGAGACGAAGACCGTGAAGCGGTCGATCTCGCCGATCTGGCCGCTACGCTGAATGGACTTGCTGTCGCCCATGAACTGCGCTTGCGCGAGGTTCGAGGACATCAAATCCTGGCGGGTCTGCGGGTCGATGACGAGGAAGCGATCCGACTCAGGCATGTTCTGCTCGTCCAGCACGCCGGACATCTTGGTCAGCAGGGCCAGCGAGGAGCCGCCCGTGATCTGGACCGGAGAGCCTTCAGTGCCGAGGTTGTACGCAGCGGAGTTCTTGCCGGCGGTAGCGCCCTTGTTGGCGGCAGCGCCGTTCAGGAACGTGTCGTAAAAGCAGTTCGAGTCAACAGCGACCTTCATCTGCATGCCGGCGTCGTTCGAGAACATGTCGAGCAGCTTCGGCTGCGACTGCATGGCGAGCAGGTCGTTGAGCTGGAACGCGAAGCTCTTGCCCTTGTCGATGGTCAGCTCGATGGTGCCCGGAGTCGGAGCTTGGTAGGTCAGGCCGGCGCCAACGACGTAGTTCGAGATTGCGATGTCCGGAATGTTCTGAATCACAACCTTGTCGCCGATGTTGCTGATGTCGCCTTCCCAGTTGGTGTTGGAAATGGCAGCGAACGTGGACGCCGTGTAGAACTTGGCGTTCAGCTTGCTCGACCAGATGGTCGGGATGAAGGTGCCGGAGTAGGCCGGCGAGGTGTTGAACGGGGAGCCTACGGGGTAGACTGCACCAGCGGTGATGGTAGCCATGAGCTATTTCTCCTAAAGTTTCACGTTGTTCATGGCCCCTGACATCATCAGAATCGCACGCGGCCTTCGGCCAACGCCGTCTCAGCTTCCGCAATCAGCGCTTCATACTCTGCGCGCTCCATGCGTTGTCCGTTGCGGTGGTCGAGGGCGTCAGCGTATTCCTTGCCCGTCCAGATTCGCGAGGCACCTTCGGCTTGGGGCGTGGACGATCTGCTGCTGCTCGGGGCAACTTGACTATTGAGGTTCGGCTTCACTCTGGTGGGGGTGGTTTTGCCAACACCGATGGAGTCCTTGAAGGCAGCGAGCTGCTCCACGACCACACCAGCATCGAAACGGTTCAGCGCATCGTTGGCAACTGCGCGGCGGGTAAAGCGGGTTCCCGGAACATTGGTGTCCAGGAACGCATCCCATCGCGCGTCAACATTGACGGCGTCGAAGTCCGGGTGCGCTGCGTTGACCGCGTCCCAGAACTTGTCCGTTTCAGACTTGACCGCCTGCTTCTCGGCACGGTCGGCTTTTGCCGCGACGTCGCCGAACCGCTGGTCAAGTTTGGCCGAGAACGCTTCGGACAGAGTCTTGAACTCTTCCCGCGCGGCTCGGCGCACCATATCCACCAAATCATCACCATATGCCTCAATGTCGGCATCTGTAACGAGCTTCGTCTCGGGGGGAGTTTCCTTCGCCTTGGTATCCAATGCCGCCAGGGCACGGTCCAACTGCTCGGTAAGCGTCCGGTTCTGTTCGATAAGCCTTGGCACCTCTGCCTTATACTTACCTTCCATTACGCGGAAGCGTTGCTCCAGTACCGCATACTCAGGCTGCGCTACTTGAGCGCCTTGCTCCGGGGGTTCTACCAACTGCAAGGTCGGCTGCGCGGCGGCGGCGGGCGCGGCTTCCGGGTTCCCCTCTTGGGGAGCGGCAGCGGCGTCCATCTCGGCCTGCAGCGCGTCTGCTTGGTCTAGTTGGGCTTGAATCTGCTTGGGCAATGCACTCACAAAAGTCTCCTTTTCGTGCCGAACGACGTTTAGCAAGCTATCTCTAGGGTTTGCGTCACGTTACGGGCTACTACTCATTAAGCGGCTCTAGGCCGCACCAATTTTGGAGGCCAGCGCGGCGGACCGCTCCAGTTCCTCCAGCAAATCATTGAGCTGCTGAATGCGTCCCTGATACTGCCGGAACACAGACTCAGCAACTATCGTATCGTTGAGCGCGCGGTACTTGTCGCGCAGCTCGGTCAAGTGTTTCTTGTACGGACTGAATTCCTCCAGCCCGTTCAGTTTCATCTGGCAGGCGACGAGCGATCTGTCAGCAGCCACGGCTTCCCTTCTTAACAACGCCGCCGGTTGCCATCTTCTTCACCGGGCCACCGCACTTGAGGCCGACAGGTGCGGCTTTGGCGAACGGATTGCCTTTCGGCGCGACGCCCTTGCCTGCGGGGGAAATACCCTTCACCTGCTTGGCATCGAACTTCTCTTCACGCTTGGAACCCTCCTTCATGCTGCGGGGTTCCTTGTCGGCCTTGGACTTCTCGAACGGTTTGAATGCCATAAATCCTCCTGATTACAAAATAAGGTACAGTTATACCTGACGGAAGTCAAGTTACTGCAGCAAACGCAGCTTGTACAACGTCGTCGCGTACAGCCCGCAGATTTCGTCGATCACGTTCTCCAGCGGGCGGTCGCACATTTTCTTGCCGAACGCGGTGCGGAGGTCTTCGAGTTTGTCGAGGTGCTTCTCCAGCACGACGTCGATTGCCCCAGTAATCGGGGTACCGTACGGGATGTCGTCCATGCGCCCGTAGGTGCCTTGGTACATCTCTGCGAAGCTGTCGGCCAAGTCGATCACTGCCTCGTAGAACGACCCTAGCGCCATATGCTGCTCGTAGCTCTTGGTCAGGAGATGGGCGCGGTGGGCCTGCTCGCGTGACAGGAACAGGACAGATACTATTTCGGCGGCTTGTTTCATGCTGGCGGTCCCATGTTGTCCGTGACCGGCTCCCCGGTCATGAGCTGCTGTGTGTTCTGCTGCGGGTCTTCGTTAGCCGCGCGCTGTCTGCCGCCTTCACCGGGGGGACCGCCTTCGACTGGCGGCGGGGCCATCCCCTGCTGCATCTGCATCTCCAACTGCTTGAGCTGGAGCGCTTCGGCTGACGGCACGATGGCGTCGGCGTCCATGTCGAGCGTCTTGGCTTGTTCGTGGAGCAGCGCGGCGATGCCCTCCATACCAACGATCTGCTGCACGACGGGAGAACTGAGCACCACCTGCAGGAACTCGTTGCGCCGAACCTGCGCGGCGTCCTTGACCACGAGGCTGTTGGCCCCGCGAGCAACGATGTTGACGTCGCCCTTGAGGTCAGGGTCGTCGGCGTACTGCATATTGTAGAAGTACAGGCGCTCGATCAGCGGCTTGGTAACATAGGTGTCGATGTTGAAGATCACCTGCTTGATCGTCTTGCCGGCGTTGCTCATCAGCATGGACATGCCGGAGGCCGTACGTCCCGCGCCGCCGATGCCCGCGTTGTCGCCTGTGATGTACCGGGGGATGCCAGTGTCTTCGTCGGCGCGCATCGAGAACTTGTCGAAGATCGCCATCAG